AAAACGGCTGGTGGTAAAGGAACCGAGGTATCTACTTTAAGTGGTGGAGAAAACCTAGGTAATATTACTGATGTTGAGTATTTTCAACAAAGGCTTTATAAATCTTTAAATGTTCCAATTGGACGCTTGACTCCAAATGAGCAAACATTTAATATTGGTAAAAATGGTGAAATTGACCGTGAAGAAATACGTTTTCAAAAGTTTGTTGATAGACTAAGAGTTCGTTTTGGTCAATTGTTTAAAGACCTTTTACGTACGCAATTGGTATTAAAAGGAATCATTAAAGATCACGAGTGGGATAATATTCGTGAGCAATTGATTATTGATTATAATCGTGACAATTATTATTCAGAGCTTAAAGACGCTGAAATTTTCAGAGAAAGAGTTAATACTCTAAAAGATCTTGGCTTTAATCCTAATGAATTTTTTTCTAGAGAATATGTCCGTAAACATGTTCTAAAGCAAACTGATGAAGAAGTTGAAAAAATCAAAGATGAAATGAGAAAAGAGTATATTTCTAATGATAATCTTTTCCGTAAAATTGATAATGAAGGCGAAGAATTTATGTCATCTGACTTTGGTGGTGGCGGTGTAGATGCTTTAGATATACCAGCCGCTGGCGATGAAATAGACACTGGTGATGAGATTGAGCCTGGTCCACCCGCTGGAGCGGCAACTGAGCTTGATCAAGATCTCGATATCGGCGGCGATGAAATAGATATTGACAATCTTTAGAAAAATAAAATATATAAATAATAAGGATATAAAATGAGTAACAGTGTAAAAGAATTAATTAATCATTTGGCCAATAATCGTAATCGTCAGGCCGAAAAAACATTTATGAGTGTTATGGATCAAAAGGTTGGTGCTGCTATTCGAGCAAAAGAGCCTCAAGTTGCGCAATCAATGTTTAATAAAAAGACATAGCAGGAAAAAAAAAC